CCATCTGGTGGGCGGCCGCGAGGAAGCCGAGGCCCAGCTCATCGAGTGGTGGGACGAAATCACGGCCGATTGGATGGACTCCTGGGCAGAGGACAGGGAATTCGCGGTCGACGATGACGACGCAAGAGGCGACGAAACCGGCCCCGGCGGTGAGGAAATAGCCGAGGACATGGAGGGGGGAGAGTAGATGCCGACCGTCCGAGCTGGAGTGGAACCCGTCGCCGTTTTCCCGGTCCCGAAGGGGAAAGGCAGCGCAGAACGCATCAGTATTTTTCCCGCCCAGCATTGGGAGAAATGGGGCGGAGGCCCCGGCCGCTGGCGCGTTATGGTTGGTGAGCAGTGGTACACCCGCAGAGGCGAGCGTGTCAGCTTCTTTACGCAAGATGAGCTTGAGCAGTTCGGGGGCGCATGGTTCCTGCGCGCGCTCAATCTCAAGAGCGGCCGGCCGCGGCTGTCCCCGCTCCCTCCTCACCCGGCCCTGCGCGACCGTTGCCGGTGCCGCTGGAAGCCAGCCGGAACGGAGCACATTCCAAACGCTTGGCAGACCTTCGCCAAAAGCGACCCCATCCTTGCGGCAAATGGCAAGTGGATGATTCTCTTGGCGGGTGGCCTGGGCTGGAAGCCCTGCACGGAGGTCACGCCTTTGGACCATTTTGGAAAGTCCATCTCCTTGCCGCCGGTTGATGGGGAGCCCAAGCCATGAGCACCTTCCGTTTCACGCCCGGCGAGCGGCATATCTACCACCGCCTGCCCAAGCAGTCGCCCTCCGCCTGGGCGGCGGAGCATCTCATCGTGCCCGACGGCCCCTCCGCGGGCAGCCGCTGGCGGCGCGAGGTCACCCCCTACACCGTGGGCATCATGGACGCCTGGGCCGAGCCGTGGGTGGAGGAGGTGCGCGTGTGCGGCACGCCCCAAAGCGGCAAGACCATGCTGCTCTACGCGTGCATGGGCTACGCCATCGACCGCCGCCCCGGCCCGCGCATGCTAGCCATGCCCGACGACCCCGCCATCGCCAAAATGCTGGAGGCCAAGCTCAAGCCGCTTTTCCGCCGCACCGCGCCCGTGCGCCGCCTGCTGCGCAAGTTCCGCTCCGGCGGCGTGTTCTTTCGCGATGGCACCGCCCTGCACCTGGCCAGCGCGCAGTCCCCCAGCCAGCGCGCGTCCATCTCCATCCAAGACCTCTTCCTCGACGAGGAGGATCTGTACAAGCAGTTTGCAGGCCAGGGCGTGCCCGTCGTCGACCTCATCGAGCGCACGCGCCAGTACCGCCACAAGCGCAAAATCCTGCGTGTCAGCAAGCCCATCGGCGGCGAGGATTCCAGCATCTGGATCGCCGCAACCAAGCAGGCCGACGAGCTGCGCCATTACGAGGCGCGCTGCCCCGCCTGCTCCGCCTTCCAGCGGCTGGAGGAGCCCGGCCTTGTCTGCACCGCCACCACAACCGATCCCCAGCGCATCAAGCGCGATGGGCTGGCGCGCTACAAGTGCGCGGCCTGCGGCTACCTGTGGACCGACCACATGCGCGACGTGGCCGTGTCCGCCGGTCGCTGGCGCGCGGAGGCGTCCGTGCCCCGCCCCAAGACCGTGGGCTTCCACCTCCCGGCCATCCTCTCTCGCGCCGTCAGCCTCTCCGAAATCTTGGCGGAAAAAACGCGGGCCGATGCCTCGGACGATCCCGACGCCAAGCAGGCCTATGTCAACGGCTACTGGGCCAAGCCCTATACGCCGGTGGTGGAGGAAACGGACGAACAGAAGATCCTCACCCTGCGCGACGCGGCCCTGCCCCCGCGCGTGGTGCCGCCCGGCTTCATCGCCCTCACCGCCGGAATCGACATGCAGAAGCACGGCTTCTGGTTTCTGGCCTGCGCCTGGACGGCCGCGCTGGAGTGCTTCATCCTCGACTACGGCCGCCTCACCGACTTTGGCGACGTGTACTCCCTCGTCTGGGAGACGCTCTATCCCCAGGCGTCCGGCCAGCCCCTGCCTCTCTGGCGCGCCGTCATCGATACCGGCGGCACGAAAACAGACGTCGACCTGCTCACCCGCACGGAGGAGTGCTACCAGTTCGTGCGCCAAAATGGCGGCGGGCGGCTCTTCGCCAGCAAGGGCGCCAGCCACCAGCAAATTGTGCCCGTCAAATGGAGCGTGGTCGACAAGATGCCCCGCACCCATGCGGCTATCCCCGGCGGGCTCCAGCTCTTCACGCTCGATACCGCGCACTTCAAGGGCCTCGCTAGCGCGCGCCTCAAGCCCACGGCCCGGCAGCCCATCATCCTGCACGCCGAGGCCGAGGCAACCCTGGCCCAGCAGCTTTCGGCCGAGCGCCTGGTGCGCGGCCGTGGCGGGGCGCATACGTGGGAGCAAATCCGCAAAGATAACCACTACTTCGACTGCCTGTGCATGAATTTCGCCGCGGTCAACGCCGCCTGGACGCCCAGCCTCCAATGGCTGGCCGAGCAGACCGAGCTTGCCAAGCAGTCCGCCGCCGCGCCGCAGGCGCAGCCGTCCACCACGTCGACCGTCAACCCCTACACGGGAGAGGAGATACGCTCATGAGCACCCGCAAAGCCGCCGCCGCCGTCATCGCCCTTGCCATCAAGCAGGCCCAGGCGGGGGTGGACTATTCGCCGCGCACCGGAGCCACGTGCCCGTGCTGCGGCGCGCAAAAGCTGCGGGTGGAAACTTCGCGCCCCTGGGCGGGGCGCATGAAGGTGCGCTTTCACGTCTGCGCCAATCCGCGGTGCCTGCTGTGCCAGCTTGGTCAGCGGATCAAAAGTGTGGAGGAGGACACCATTCCTGCGGAGATGATAGAGGAAAACCGCAAGTTTCATTGAATGTTATTTTAATGCGCTAAGGTTCAGCACCAACCTCCGTTGACCCAATGCCTCCGTATCAGGTATCCAGTTGATCTAATCGTAAGGAAGGAAATGACAATGAGTAAAAGAATACACAGCAACAATGCAGAAAAAAGGCTAAATTTTTGGGGAATACTCCTCGTGCTATCTACCTGCGCAGCAATACCGGTTTGTAGTGCTATACTAGACACTACACAAGTCGGAGAAGAAAGCATAGAAACAAGTTTATATAGATCTATTAGCTACTATAACAATGTTGAAATGCGGTTGAACAAGTTAAAAGCAAGAGATGCAGACGCAATTTCAGATATTCTATTTTACTATGATGACGAATCTATTGCAAATAGATCCAACACATCAATTCCTCAGCATATTATTAAGAACATACCAGAACCTCAAAAAACAAACATGTCTAAAGAGGCACAAGTTAGACATGACGCAGTTATTGCAAATTTCTCACAACAACTCTCTAACGCATACCACGTTAGTGATAATTATAGTAAAAGACAAAGAATAAGCCAACTACTCAAAAAATACAATTTTTTAGTGCAAGAATATAGGTATATAGACATGGCCGACGCAATCCATACGCTAATGTTCCAAAATGATAAATTTGTACTTTTGACTTTTGCTGATTGGGTGCTATCAAACAATTATAGGCTGTCAATTTACTCAAAAATTAATCCTGTATTCAATCTCGGAAAGTCATACTTCAATGTAATTTACACCGCTGGTGATATAGACAGTGCTCGTAAAGCACTTAAGCAAGAAACATCTGATTTCATGAAGAATAAGTCAAATTTTTACCTCACCAATCCCCATGTCGCTATTCCTTTAACCGATTACAAAATAGATGTTAGGCTCATCACCACGCTATTCCCGGTGTACTATCTAATGGTGTTTATGCTGTTCTGCATATATAGTGACTACGTTTCAACAAAGATAAATTCAGTAGAAAGTTATCTAAGGGTCCTGCCCTTTGTAGCATATCGTCGAGACAGATCTACGGGTGATAGGCCCTTATCGTTCGTCATTGGGGGACTACTCTATCATCTTATTACAATCATGCCACTTTTTGCACTTATTCCACTGATGCTTGCCCAAGGGTATAGCAAAGGTCTGAATAGTGACTTTCTTATATATCATCAGACGATTGAGCCTGCGATTACTAGTCCATCAATCCTAACGTTTATTGCACTCATCATATGTGTATATATGTCAAATAGAATTCTCTCTATAAAACGCGCCAAAATATCTCGCATTTTTATCAGGCTTCTTTCCGGATTTTCAGTTTTGCTTTGCGTATTTTTACAAGCAAAGCATTCTCCATTGTTCTTACCTATCGATGGGTTATTGCTATCAAATATTGCAATTTGTGCTATTGCAATATTGTCTATGCGAAACAAAAGCTCATTTGTTATTACATTTATCACCTTTATTATTTCAACATTTAATTTTTATATGTATTACAAAGGATATATTCCATGGATTACACCTATGAGATTCTGATACGTTAGAATAATATTAGCTACGGTCATGCATCATATACAGCGAACTTTTGTG